TTGTTAAGCATGGAGCTCCTATGGAATTATATATTGTAGATGGAGATGATGTCATTGTTGAGCCACATGAATTAGGTTGGATGGATGATGGAGATGATGTAGATGAACTACGTTCTATAACTATTGAAGACATTAATTATATTCTTAATGAATATGATGGATGGGTAGAATTAGAAATAATTGAAGAGTTCTTTGATGAAGAAGAAATGGTTATTGCTAATATGTATGAGCAAAAAGTTGTTATTAGATTTTTGACAGAAGATGAATAATTAAAAAAGTTTATTATATTTGTATATGAAAGACTTCATAACATATTTAGTTAGATGGATATCAAACAATCTCGCTATGCCTTTTTGGATGGTGGGACATATTCATCTCTCTGTACATATTTATGAAGATGTATATGAAATTCTTGCTTCTTGTGGTATGAATATTATTGTAGCAATAGGATTTTGGTTAGATTATAAACAACATAAAAAAGAAGAAAAATGAAAAAACAAATATTTGTAGATGGTGAAAATATTTATGATTATGAAATCATAGATGGTAACAAACACACACTGTATTATTCAAACAATGAATTCTGGAGTGATCACGTTAGAGGACAAGAAGCTATGCAAATCATAGATGATGGTGATGGACTTATACTACCTGTTAAATTAAAAACATTAGACTACTCTAAGGCTGAACAGATGTTTATATTACTAAAGCTTATTAATCAACCTATTGTATATGAAATAGGAACTAAAGAAGTATTCTAATGAAGGTGATGATATACGACATAGAAACTATGCAAGAAATGTTTCTTGTAGGAGTTTATGAGCCTGATACAGATATGTATTATGAGTTTGAGATTAGTGAAGGACATAATGGAATTGACAGTCTTGTTAGATTTATGGACACACATAGTGACTACTATTGGGTTGGATATAACAATATTAGATTCGATAGTCAAGTTATTGAATGGATATACAAAAACTATGAGCAATGGCATGATTTACCTTCATTAGAAATATGTGCTAAAATTGCACAGAAAGCTGCTGATATTATTCATGATGCTAATTATGATGTATTTCCAGAATACAAAGAGCATGAACTATCTTTTAAACAACTAGATGTATTCAAGATTAATCACTACGACAATAAGAATCGAATGGTGTCATTGAAGAGATTAGAGTTTGAAATGGATTATGAAAATATTGAAGAGATGCCTATTCATCATACAAAAACTGATATGACTGAACAGGACAGAGTTCTTACTAGAGAGTATTGCAAGAATGATGTAATGGCTACTTATGAATTCTATAAGATAACCACTGGAGATACAAATCATCCTTTATATAAAGGGAACAATCAAATAGAACTTAGACTTGATATACAAGAAGAATTTGGTATACCATGTTTAAACTTCTCTGATAGTAAAATTGGAGATGAGATGATTAAGAAGTATTACATGCAAGAGAAAGGCATTGAGTATAATGAATTGCCACGTAAAGGGTTATTTAGAAAAACTATTGATGTAAAGAATTGTATTGCTTCTTATGTTGATTTTGAGACAGATCAACTATTCATGTTCTTAAAGAAAATAAAGAAAATGAAAATGGGAATGTTAGATGACTTTCAAGAAGACATTGTGTTCTATGGAAATACATATACATTCGCAAAAGGAGGACTGCATTCTGTAAATAAACCTAAAATATTTGAAGCTGATGACACTTATGAAATTATCGACTGGGATGTCTCTAGTTATTATCCTGCCATCATTATTAACAATGGGAGGTTTCCTGCTCATCTTGGGAAAGAGTTTCTACGTGGCTATAAAACAATGTTTGAGAAAAGACTTGAACTTAAACCTTTGGCCAAAACTGATAAGAAGATTAAAGGAATTGTAGGAGCTCTTAAGCTTGCAGTTAACTCTGTATATGGAAAGAGTTCTGATGTGCAATCTTGGATTTATGATAGGCAACTTACTATGTTCACCACAATTACAGGTGAGCTTAGTTTAATGATGCTTATTGAAGCATATGAACTTGCTGGTATAAATATTATATCTGCTAACACTGATGGTGTAACAATTAAAGTTCATAAAGATCTTATTGATAAAATGCATGAAATCAATAAGTGGTGGTGTGATGTTACAAAATATGAATTAGAAAGAACTGACTACAGCAAAATTATCTTTAGTACAGTGAATGACTATTTAGCAATTATGACTAATGGAGAAGTTAAGAAAAAAGGGGATTTCCTCACAGATTTTGAGTTACATAAAAACAAGTCTGCTAGGGTTGTTAATATTGCTCTGGAACGTTATTTCGTCAATTATATTCCTATTGATACTACTATTAACAATCATGATAATCTATATGATTTTTGTCTTAGGCAAAAAGCTACTAGAGATTTTCATTATGAAGGAATAGATAGAGAGACAAGAGAAACTCATGTGTATAATAAACTTATAAGATATTATATATCTAACACAGGAGTTAAGCTCTTAAAGATGAAGAATGAAGAGTGTCAAACTAATGCTGCAAGGATTAGTCAAGTGGAAGCAGGAGAATGGATGGCAACAGTTTGTAACTTTCTACCTAAGAATAGCCCTGTAAAGAATGTAAACTATGATTATTACATTGAGAAAGCAAATAGAATAGTTAATAAGATTTTGACAGAGGGTAAAAAACGCAACATTGTTGTTATCCCTAATCAACTTAATTTATTTGAATAATGGAAAAAGTTAAAATAACAAGAGACAACATTAATAAACATCTTGTTGAATATGAACTAGCAATGGTTGGTAAAACATTAATGAACACATTCATTGATGACAAATGGTATTTTAATATAACTATGACAAGAGAACAGCATATGCAATTTAAACTATATGCTGTAGCTCTTATTAGAAAGACATTTAAGTGTAATAAAGTTAATGGAGAAGCAAGGTTTGATGTTTTTAATCTTGCACTTGGTCTTCGTATAAAAAATTAATATAATGAATTTCCATACAGCAATATACAATCGAATATTAGAACCCAAATATCTTAAAATTTATAGTTGTATTGAGGCAATGGACAAGTCTAGTAGAATGAGTGTAAAATCATCTTATAAAAAAGACATTGTTCAACACCTTGCTGATATCATATATATAAAAGATAAACATGGAATTAGTTATACAGAGGATTTAAAATTATTAGAGAAATATAACAAATAAAACTATGAAAAAACGTAATAGAAAAGAATTAGAATTCATTCAGAAACGATCAAAATTAGTTGCAATAGGTATATTATTACTTGCTGCAACTTTTATTATATCAATAATAGTTATTAACAAAATTTAGAAATTATGGGAGGAAACATTAACTTTGAAGACTTATTTGATTGGCAGTTAGAGAGTGACAGACATTATTTAATGATGTTACACAGACATGCTGAAGAAGAACATGAATGGCAACAATGGGAAGAAAAAGAAAGAAACAAACGCTTACCAGCATTAATTAAAGTAACAATTCCAAATGAAACTAAATCTGAGCCCTTGGCACTTTGAAGAACTAATCAAGAAATCCTATAGCTTAGACCACATATTTTTATTAAAACTTATTGAGCAGCAAATTGACATTCAACCATTATGTAATGGAAGTATGAAGATTGCTGCTTTACTGTCTAGTTTAATTCGTAAAGGACTAATAAGTGAGAAAGATGAAAAGATTACAACTATTGGAAAAGAGCTATTGTTATTTATTGATAGCAAAGAAGAAAAGAAGATTGTAAAACAAAAGCCTGCTACAACAGAGTTTAATGATTGGTGGTTAGCTTACCCAGGTACAGATACATTCACACATAAGGGTAAAACTTTCACAGGAAGTAGAACTCTTAGGCAGAACAAAGATGAATGTAGGCTGAAATATGACAAAATTCTCATTGAAGGAGAATACACCTCATCTCAACTAATTGAAGCTCTTAAATTTGATGTTTTACAAAAGAAAGAAGCATCCTTATTACAGAAGACTAATAAATTAACTTATATGCAAAATTCATTTACATATCTTAATCAAAGAAGTTATGAAGCATTCATAGAATTAATTAGTGCAGGAGCTACAATAGAAGATGCAGGACCAATAAGAAGATCTAACAGTATATAACAACAAACTTATGAGTTTTGATTTAATAGAGAAAGAAGTTAACAAAGGACTAGCAGGAAAGAACAATGGCATACCATTAGGATTCGATAGACTAAACAATTATGTTGGTATTAGAAAATCTATGTATACACTTGTTGGTGGTAATACTGGTTCAGGTAAAACTAGCTTTATCGATGATGCATATGTTCTTAATCCATTTGATTGGATTATGTCTAAACAAGGACGTGCATCAGGAATAAAGTTAAAGATTATATATCGTTCTATGGAAAGAAGTAGAACATATAAAATGGCTAAGTGGGTGTCTAGAAGAATCTTCTATGACCAAGGTATTATTATTCCTGTTAGTAGACTATTAGGTTGGAAAGATAAGATGTCTAAAGACGAACATGATCTTTTTCTTATGCAAAGAGATTACATTGAAGGAATGAATGATATTATTACAATCATTGATGGACCAGATAACCCAATAGGTATTGCTAAGAACATTAAAGATCATGCAATGTCAAGAGGGAGTGTGGAACAACTTGATGAATATAATAAAATATATATTCCTAACAATGAGAACGAGGTTACACTTGTGATTGTTGACCACATTGGTCTTCTTAAACTAACTAAAGATCATAACACTAAGAAAGCTGCTATAGATAAAATGTCTGATGAACTTAGATATGCTAGAGATTTCTTTGGATATAGTCCTGTTGTTGTTAGTCAGTTCAATAGAAGTATATCTAATCCTATGAGAATTAAAGCAGGAGATGTAGAACCACAACTAGAAGACTTTGCAGAGAGCTCACAAACTCAAAACGATGCTGATGTAGTTATGGCTCTATTTGACCCTATAAGATATAATATATCAGATAGTAGTGGATATGATCTTAAACGATTACAAGATGACAGTGGTGGTAAATATTACAGATCTTTAAGGATAATTAAAAACAGCTTT